AATGGATGATAAAATTTTTTCCAATTGAAAAACTTGGTATGCGGAAACTTAATTTTGAACCAACTATTGCGTCAACCCCTAAATACCTTGCTGTGGCTAATCAAAAAAACAACACAAAATTAAGAATATTACAAATATTAGAAGGTGAGTTTGACCCATTTTATAACAAGCATACACTATTAAAAAATGAAGCGACAAAGCTCATTGTACGCAGAGTATACGATAAATGTATTACAGTTTTACAATCTAGCATAGAATCTAATAATACATCATGGAAAGATTTAAGAAAAAATGCATTACAAAATAAACACACACACAAACTAACAGAGGAATTCTATGAAAAAACAGCACTGTTTGATAGCATAAGAAACGAGGACTGGCGTGGAGTATTTCCTGAACTAGCAGAGATAATTGATGAGTAAGACTTTTTGTATAATGCCGTTCATACACATGAACCTAAAGCCAAAAGGCTTTATAAGTGCTTGTTGGCGTAATCATGATTCGTTAGGACACTATGGAGATAAAACACTCAAAGAAATATGGAATAATGACAATTATAAAAAAATACGCAATAACTTGATGAACGGAATACAGCATGAAGGTTGTAAAAGTTGTTGGGATATGGAAAAAGCAAATGTTATATCAACTAGGCAACAGTGTAATCAAGATTATGAAAAGCATATTCCTCAAGTGTTAAAAGAAGTAAATGATGGTGAACTACCAATGAACGTTAAAACAATTGAATTGCGTTTTGGTAATGTGTGTGATCTAAGATGCAGACATTGTTCATCAATATACAGTTCAACTTGGGCAGTAGCAGTAAACAAACATGATGAGGTTAAACGTTTGTTTGACAAATATCAACTAACTGAAACCAGCACATGGAGAGGCATAGCAAAATTACCCATAGAAACATTTAATCAAGTAGTAAATGACATAGGACCAAGAGTAGAAGAAATAGTTATAGCAGGCGGCGAGCCTTTGATACAGCCACAACACTATGATGCATTAGAAAAACTATTACCATATGCCCACAATATCACATTAGAATACAATACAAATTTAAACAATATAGTATTGAAGGATAGGCATATCAGTGACCTTTGGAGTAAATTTAAAAAGATAAATTGTCGTGTAAGTTTAGATGGTGATAAAAAAATACACAGTTATCTAAGAACAGGAAGTAATTTACAAGCAGTTGAAGATAATATAACAACATTAAAATCTAAATTACCACAAGAAGTTTTTAATTTAACAACAACATGTACAGTTTCGTTGTACAATATTTCTAGATTTGATGATATTATTGATTATTATATATCTTTAGATTGCCCCTTTCATTGTAGTTTGGTACAATATCCAGAAGCTCTAAATATTCAATATATACCAAAGAAAATGAAAGACATTATAACAAAAAGAGTTTATAATAAAATAGAAAGTTTAGAAAATATCAAGGAGAATCGTTTGGCCAAAATAATTAAATGGTCAAACTATGTATTAGACTATATGAATAATACTGATATAAACAATGATGTGTTGCCAAAATCAACAAAGGAATATATTGAAACTATGGATAGATTAAACAAAACTAATTTTTTAGAAGTGTATCCAGAATTTAAGGACTATTGGCAATGAGTGATTTAAAATGGAGTGAATATGATTTTACACAAATTCCGTACTCTGATCTTGTACGTGTGGGACAACGTACTATGCTTTATAGGGATCTTTTTACAGTCAGTTGGCTTCTTGGTAGGTTTTGTAACTATAGGTGTTCGTACTGTTGGCCGTATGCTAGGAGTGACAGAAAAGATCATAGACCTACTGAGCTTTGTCTTGCTACCATTGATGAAATCAAAAGACAAGCGAGACAGCGAGGCTTTAATAGTTTCCATTTCTCACTTTCTGGCGGAGAGCCTACATTTCATCCTGGTTATATTGATATTCTACAGCATCTCGCTGATGATACAAAAAATACTAATTATACTTCTGTTCATATGACAAGTAATTGCAGTAGAAATATGAAATGGTTTGAACAATATGTCAAAGCAGTTGCACCGTTTCACAGAGCTAGTATTACTGCTTCATATCATAGAGAGCATGTTAACTCAAAAGAAAAAAGAGCAGACTTTGCCGATAAGTTATGTTTTGCACAAGAACACGATGTACAAGTTACAATTAACCAAGTTATGGTTCCGGAATGGTTTGATGAATTGTATGATGAATCATTATATTTTCACAATAGAGGTATTAATGTTACACTAAAGGCTCAATCAGATCCAACAGCGTCAGAAGTTGTCCATGGGTACTCAAAAGAAATGCTTGAAAAATTACACAACGGAATGCCACAACGTGGGTTCACAGAAGAAAAAAATAAACATGTACAAAGACCTAAACCAACATTTAAAATAGATGACAACAGAACAATGCAGAAACAAACATATTCGGAAGGAGTTCCACAACATTTTCAAGTTGAGTTTAGAGATAAAGATGGAAATCCACATTTTATGGACCAAGCAGAAAGATTCAATGCATTTAATTTCAACAAGTTTGAAGGATGGGAATGTTCTTCAGGTTATAGATCAATCATTATTAGAGAACCAGATGGCAGTATAAAACGTAGTTACAGTTGTCATGATCAACCTCTTGGAAATATTGAAACAGGGTTTAAATTATTTGACAAGCCACAAAAATGCATTTCAAAAAGTTGTGTATCAAGTGCTGACTCTAAAATACCAAAAAGAGCACCAGGAACACAAATGCCGTTATGGCCAGGAGATAACACATACGTATGAACAAAAACAGTTTATATAGAGACCTAATAACATTTGGAGCACATTATCCTTTAACACTTCGTATGAAGGATTCTCCTGAATTTATTGATTGGACTGAAGAACAGTTTGACTATGTAAAATATAATCCAAGAAAAGATTATCCTAGACAAGGATTAAGCATCACAAGTTTAGATGGATGCATGACAGGAATTCCAGACTTAGATAGTGTGTATGAATACAACAAAGAAAATAATACATCATGGACTGAAAGAGATTTTAAAACACCAACACCAGTAATGGAATGGCCATCATTAAAAAAATGTTTAGCACCATTTGAAGGACATATATTTAGAACACATATTTTAAAATTAAACACAGGTGGATTTTTTCCTCCACATAGAGATCATCCGGATGAATATGATTTTTATCAATCAAATAAATTAAATCTTGATACATTTAGATTAATAATGCCGTTGAGAAATTGTGACACTCCTGGCATGACATTTATATTAGAAGACAAAGTTTTACAATGGCAACAAGGAATTTTATATTTTGTTGATACTGCTAAAATGCATTATCTTTTTAACACAACACCTGATCCTGCATATTGGCTAGTTGTTAATGTTGATGTAAATGAGCAAACAATTGTTGAAGTATGCAGATATATGAAGCAAAGGTAGATATGAAAATAACAAACGAAGTATTTGGTAAAAGTAAAGCAATACACTCGCCAACTGACATGACAATAAGAAACATGTTAACTAGCACGTATGGGTCGTACATTGAAAGTACAAATGAAAACGATAAAACACCATCTGTAAAAAGAAGAGTGCGTTGGGAAAATTGTCAAAATCAAATACGTACATTTTTAGAACCTTTTGTTGATCTAACTGAATTAAGATGGGGGTATCCAACAAACGGAATACATGAAAGCATTGATTGGATGTGTAACAAAGTTAAAAATTATCAAGTGTTTGAAGGAGAGTATAGATATCCTACATTTGTTAAGAAGCCAATTAATATTGCTAGAACAATTAGTGATTTACAAATAGGAGTTCCGTTATACATGAGTAATCCATTTAGTGCTACAGGGAATTTTGATAGAAGATATGACGAAGTTGGTTCAAGACAGATATGTCCTATATACTTAGATCTAGCATTTGTAGGAACAACAGGACCTCATAAGATAAATCTATATGAAAATGTAAAAGAAGTGTTTTGGAGTTGTTCTAAACCTTGGGGGCTTGGACTGTTGAGAGCAGGTGTAAGATTTGTTAGAGAAGCAGAACTAATTCAACAAGAGTTGCAAGGTGTAGGATATTTTAATCATGCAATGATTGATGTGTTTAAGGCAGTAACAATAAACAGTTCAGTGTTTGCTAAAAAACAAGAGTACGGTGAACGACAAAAGAAAATTTGTGAGAAGTTTGATCTTACTCCTAGTGATTCTTATTTGGTAGCAACTACACATGATGAGCAATGGGATAGATTCAAACGAGAAAACGGAATAAACAGAGTATGTCTTACACCAGCATATGAAAAGAGATTGGATGATTAAAGTATTTTTTATAGCAAAGATAAAAAATTTTAACAATGAATATTATGACTACAGTAAAAGAGTTAGAGAAAAAGCAGAAACAATGCCAGGATTTATTGACCTTGTATCAGAAGAAAAAGATGATGTTGAAATTACAATCAGTTCTTGGAAAACTTTGGAAGATGTTGATGCTTGGAGAACTGATCCATTACACAAGGAAGCAAAAGCAAAATCTAATGAATGGTATCATTGGGTAAAAGGTATACACGTAGAAGCAAAAGATGAGTAAACAAATAGCAATAACTGGACACACAAGTGGAATTGGTAAAGCAATTTACGAAGCATTTCCAAATTCAATTGGATGTAGTCGAAATACTGGTCATGACATTTCAACACAGACTGGCAGAACTATGATATTACATCAAGCAATGAACTGTGACGTTTTTATAAACAATGCTCATAATGGTTTTAATCAAACTGAAATGTTAAACACAATGTTTGATGCGTGGAAAGACCAAGACAACAAACACATTATTAACATTGGAACTGATGCAGTTCCTTACGTTGATTGGCAAGTAGTACACAGGCAATATCCTGTAGAAAAAATGACACTACATGCTCAAGCAGAATTATTACAAAATCAACAACGCAAATGCAAAATCACAACTTTGGGTTTAGGTCATGTTGATACAAAATTCAATAAAGAATACAATGGTAATAAATTATCTTGTGAAAATATTGTTGATACTGTAAAATGGGTAATAGAAAATAAAGCAGAAGTAAAATTTATATCATTAAGTGCGAGGGATAACAATGAGTAAAACAATTTGGGGTATATGTGGATTAGGACATGATGGATCTTTATCAGTAGTCAAAGATGGCGAAATAGTATTTGCTGGACACACAGAAAGATACACAAGAATAAAAAATGATCCAAACTTATGTAATGAAATGCTTAATGAAGCATTAGAATATGGAGAGCCTGATCGTGTAATATGGCACGAAAGACCTTGGCTAAAGAAACGCAGACAAATGGTTGCTGGGCAATGGGGAGAAGTATTTCAAAGTTGTAATCTACCAAAGACGTATATGAAACAGTTCCAACATATGGTACCACATAAGTTAGAATATGTGGAGCACCACAAAGCACATGCGGCCGCAGGAGCATACACATCACCATACAACAGTGCCTGTGTTATTGTTGCTGATGCTATTGGAGAGTTTGACACTATATCAATATGGGAATACACAGCACCAAACGATTTAAAAAGATTAAAAACATATCAGTATCCGCACTCATTAGGTTTATTGTATTCAGCATTTACACAGAGAGTTGGATTGAAAGCAAACGAAGAAGAATATATTTTAATGGGTATGGCGGCATATGGAGAACCAAAGTATGCAGAGCAAATTGAAAAAGACTTTTTTGACACAAAAGATCCTTTAAAATTAAAAATGAACGTACATGCTGGTATTGAAGAATGGATGGCTCATATGCCATTGCTTGATCATCAGTTTTCATATGATGTTGCGGCATCAATACAATTGGTTATTGAAAAGAAAATTCTTACACTGTTTGAAATAGCACGTTCTTACAGTTCACAAAAGAATATTGTGTGGATGGGCGGAGTTGCACTTAATTGTGTAGCCAACTCATTAATGTATACTAAAAATCAAAACATATGGATCATGCCTAATCCAGGTGACGCAGGTAACTCATTAGGAGCGGCCGCACTTGGTTATGGTGATAAACTAAATTGGCAAGGTCCTTTTTTAGGCACAAATATTGAAGGTAACTATCCTGTTGATACTGCCTGCGAAGCTCTAACAAATGGAAACATTATTGGAGTAGCAAGTGGTAGAGCAGAGTTTGGCCCAAGAGCATTAGGTAATAGATCATTACTATCAGACCCAAGGGGAGGTGAAATCAAAGATAGAGTAAATGATATTAAAAAACGACAAAAGTTTAGACCTTTTGCTCCTGCCATACTCGAAGAACATGTACACGAGTACTTTACAATGCCAGGAGGCATTACTGAATCTCCTTACATGCAGGCAGTTGCTATATGTAGAAAGCCACAAGAGTTTCCAGCAATAATACATGCTGATGGTACTTCTCGTGTACAAACAGTAACACAAAAAGAAGCACCAGGATTTTATAATTTAATTAAAAAGTTCTATGATCAAACTGGTTGTCCAATATTACTAAACACTAGCCTAAACATCAAAGGCGAGCCACTGGTAAATACTAGACAACACGCAGATGCATTTGAACAACAACACAAAGTGAGGGTATATTCATGAAAATAAAAGATACAAAAGTTGCAATGATTGGTTGCGGTAAATTAGGACAAGATTGTGCTGAAGTCATGGCACAGCAATACATGGTAGAAGGCTACGATGTGGAACCAAGAAAGCCAGAAAACTTTAAAATGCAATCAACTATACAAGAAACAGTTAAAGGTAAAGACATTGTTTTTATTGCGGCACCAACACCACATGATCCACGGTATGATGGGTCAACACCAACAGCACATTTAGAACCAAAAGATTTTGATTATACAATTGTAAAAAACATCTTACAAGAAGTTAATCAATTTGTTAATAAAAAACAATTAGTAGTTCTTATATCAACTGTGTTGCCTGGCACAACAAGACGTGAGCTTGAGCCATTGATTACAAATGCACGTTTTGTTTATAATCCTTACTTGATTGCAATGGGTTCAGTTAAATGGGATATGGTAAATCCAGAAATGATTATGATTGGTACAGAAGATGGATCAAAAACTGGTGATGCAAAAGAACTTATAGATTTTTACAAACCAATGATGCAAAACAATCCAAGATATGTAGTTGGTACTTGGGATGAATGTGAATCAATTAAAATATTTTATAACACATTTATTTCAGCAAAGATTGGTTTGGTAAACATGATTCAAGACGTAGCAGAGAAACAAGGAAATATTAACGTTGATGTAGTAACGTCAGCACTTGCATTTTCTGATATGCGTATTATGGGACCAAAATATATGACAGCAGGTATGGGCGACGGTGGTGCTTGTCACCCACGTGATAATATTGCTTTAAGATGGATGGCAGACCATTTAGGCTTAGGTTATGATTTGTTTGATGCTATCATGGGTGCAAGAGAAGTACAAGCAGAAAATCTTGCTAAAAAACTAATGTCATATAACTTACCAATCGTAATTGTAGGCAAAGCATATAAACCTCATGTACCATACACTAATGGATCATACAGTTTGCTAATTGGACACTATATTGAAAAAGCGGGTAGAACTTTATATTATCAAGATGAACACACAGGCGATCATCCACCTAAAGATTTAGGTACAGCAGTTTACTTGTTGGCCCATAACCCAAATGTAACTTATGGAACAGACGACACAGCAAATTATAATTTTCCACAAGGATCATATATTATTGATCCGTGGAGGCAGTGTCCACAAATAGAAGGTTGTACAGTTGTAGAGTATGGAAACACCAGAAAAGTCTAGTAAAAAATTAAAAGTTAATTGGCAAAAGAAAGTTTCTGCAGAAGACTTTGATAAATTATCTGAGCAGTCTAAATCCTTTTGCCCATTGCTTTATTATCATTCAACCATTGATACTGTTGGTAATCAAAAACTTTGTTGTATAGCCACGCCTCCACCTAACTCAATTAAAGTTTCTAAATCAAATAACTCAATAGAAGAATGGTGGAATTCTAATTACTTAAAAAAATCAAGAAAGATGCTAGGCAGTAATTCTTATCCTGTAGAGTGTATTGAATGTAAGGAAAAAGATGACATAGGAATTCCGTCTTTTAGATCTCAAAAAGTAGATTCTATACGTAATGACAAGCAACTAAGAACATACATTTATAATGAAGCCAACAAAGCAATAAAAAATAATTTTATTACGCCATCACCTGCTCCAATAAATTTTGATATAAAGTTTGGTAACCTTTGCAATTTAAAATGTAGAATGTGTGATTACATGAGCAGTTCACAAATATTAAAAGAAATTATCAGCAATCCAGAACTTGAAGAGTTTAGTCGTGGAGATGCCAACAGAATATTAGAAGTAGCAGAAGATAAACATTTGAATTTTAGATACTTTGAAAAAGATAATTTTATTGAATCATTTGAAAAAGTAATTGACAACACAGTGTTTTTAAAATTTACAGGAGGTGAGCCATTGCTTATTTCTAATTTGTTTAAAGTTTTAAAAAGATTAATTGACAAGAAATTATCAAAAGAAATCCAATTACATATCATAACAAATGCTACAAAAATCACAAAAGAAATGATTGAAGATTATTTTGTACATTTTAAAAATGTTGCATTGTCTATCAGTTTAGACGGATATGGAAGCAGTTATGAGTACGTAAGATATCCTGCTAGGTGGAAAGTAATAGAGAATGCGTTAGAGTTAATTAAGAAACATTCAGATACAATAACTTTAGACTTTAGTATTACATTTCAAACATACACAGTTATTAGTATGATAAAACAATTTGAGTTTATGGCAAAATATGCTATCGAAACAGATTTAAATGAAAGTGGAACACACCCATCATATGTTTCCATGCCAAAATATCTTGATATTAAATTATTACCAAATGCAGTCAAAGATAAATTAATTAACATATATAAGAGTAGTGATATAATTAATCAACTACCAAAAGGTTTTAAAAAAGATTGGACAAATAAAATTAAATATTTGTCATACAGAAATAAAAAAGAAGATGATTTGGTTGCAATCAAAGATTTTGTACGTTATACTAATGCTTTGGATAAGATTAGAAAGCAAAAATTTAAGGACAGTTGTCCTGAAGAATGGGAACTACTAAAGGAGTATTTTAATGATCAATAAAGAAACAGTCTTGCAGGTGAAACACTGGAGCGATAAAACGTTTTCGTTTCGCACTACAAGAAACTTTCCACTAAAATTTAACAACGGTGAGTTTGTTATGATGGGCCTACAGCATGAAGGCAAAAAACTAATGAGAGCATATTCTGTTGCTTCTGCTAACCACGAAGACTTTTTAGAATTCTTATCTATAAAGATAGAAGACGGACCTTTGACTTCTAAACTACAGCATATCAAAGAAGGTGACGAAGTTCTAATAAACAGCAAGTCGACCGGAACACTAGTGATTGACTATTTGTTGCCTGGACGTAATTTGTATTTAATTGCAACTGGCACAGGATTAGCACCGTATATGGGTATTATCAAAGATCCATTAACATATGAACGTTTTGATAAGGTTGTGTTAACACACACAGTACAATACGAAAACGAACTAGCATATAAAGACATGTTAGAAACTTTCAACAATGATTGGCAAGAAGTAACACTAGGAAACTTTAGGTACTTTAACACACTAACACAACAAGATTGGAAACACACAGGTAGAATTACGGAATGGATTAAAAATAATAATTTATTTCATACAACAATTAACCAATCACTAGATCCGCAGGATGATAGATTTATGATATGTGGATCACAAGGATTGAACAAAGACTTAATTGAATATTTTGAATCACTTGGTATGGAAGAAGGTAATACTTCTACACCAGCACATTTTGTAGTTGAAAAGGCATTTGTACAAAGATGACAATATTTACACCATTAGATATACCACCAATACCAAACAAGCAATCAATACTAGATAACTTTGATGGGAAAGAAAAATTTGTGTGTTGGGATGAAGAAACATTAATGGGTAAGAAAGATTTTTCAAAACCTTTTGGAGAAATGAAATCTTGGAATGATATGGCAAAACAAAAATATCCTGAGCTATTACAATGGATTGATAAACACCTGCCATTTGAATATAAGTTTTATGTAAGACTAGCAAGGTCAACAGGTAATGTAAAGCCACATGTGGATGGCAATTATGTTGAGTCACCCTATCCTGGACATCATATGACAATAACTCAAGACATGTTAGATCATCAACTGGCTAATGAGCCAATTGGATATAGATTTGTTGTGAGTGGTTCGAGAGATACATTGTATATGTGCAAAGAATATGATTACACAAAAGATATGAGTACTCAACAAAAATGGTTTTGTACTATACCTCAAGAAACAGATGCATTTTTAATTAACAACTGTACACAGCCACATGGTGTTGATGTAAAAGATGTTGTTGATGATGATCGAATTGTTGGATTTGTATTAGGCAAAGTAATTGAATCAGAACATCGCAATCTAATCAAAAGAAGTATAGCCAAATACAAACAGTACGTTCTTCAAAAAGAAAATTTAGTGTAAATTACTGATTAATTTTATTTCTATTTAAAACTTCTTCTTTACTAGCACATGATGGATATGTGTTATTTACAAATGCTTCATACATATCATGACCTTTAAAACTCAATTGAAATAATATTCTTGGTTCACTTGATGTATTAACAACACCATGTAAATATTCACCTCTAGTACGAAAAAATGTAGGAGCAGTGTTTAAAGAAAATTCATCAATGTATTCTTCATTATGTTTGTGATACATTTTAGTAACAACATTGGTAAAGTCTCCAGAAACTGGAAACGATAGTCCCCAATCTCTTGACCCAATAATGCGTAACCAATCAACGTAATACTGTGGTAAACCAGCAAGTTGGTGTTTGCTCTCAAACACAGGGGCTAAAATCTGTTCATCTTCGTGCGGCACTAAATCGTACTTTACATCTACTTTAACATAACCACATGTGGCAAATGGATCTGTGTAGTTGAAAAACTTTCTAATACTATCAGGAACATCCTCTTTAGATAGTAACGGAGCGTCAGCAGTGCCGTCCATTTCCATCCATTTACATTTTGTTTCTAATATTTGCTTTAATTCATTCTGATCGTATTCTATATCTGGCACGTAAAAAAATGGGTTTCTCATTGTTTTTTCCTTCATTATTACAATATACTACTATATTTATATGCAAACAGTCAACAAAATAATAAATTTTTTAGGCATCTTTATGGTTGACAGATACCTATATGATGCTATAATATAGAAAACTATGTTAAATAACAATGAGGCAAAATAATGAATAACGAAGTAAAAACACACAGTGATCTGCCAAAAAATACAGAAATCACTATTGGTAAGCACAAGTTTAAAGTTGAACTTGTTGAAGACCCAAACACAAAACAAGCCACATATATCCTTGAAGGAAATAGGCAATCTAAGTACGGGTTGATTAGAAACACACATCAACCAGACTTATTGTTTGCTTATAATCTTAAAGGATTTGACAAGCAGGCTAAAGTTGCAGGCTATACTTGGTTTACAGATAAAAACGGTAAACTTGAGCCGGTTGGATAAGCATGATCGAAGCCATAAACAATTGGTGGGGAGAATGTATTCTAAGATGTGGAATTGAATTAACAACCTTAGAAATTTACATAATAATGGCATTTTCATTACCTATAATTATATGGTTAATGGAAAGAAACAAATAAAATAAATGATAAAAATGAAAACAAAAATAAAACAACTATTTCAAACACGACTAAATGGGTCATTGGCCCGAACAATAGTATTTACTGTTGGCCACTTTGTGATTGCGGCCGCAATATTAAAATTATTAGATCCAGGTATAGAGCTTTGGGTAGCAATCACTGATGCAATAGTCGAACCTTTGGTTAATTCGGTTTGGTACTATCTATTAGACAGGTATTGGATATCTGGCATTATAACTAAAAAGAAAAATGTTAAAAAAAAAGTTAAAAGAGAAAGGTATGGCAAATGGCGAGGAAACGTATAACCAAAGAAGACAATCAAATTAAATTAGATCCAGCATACGTTAAACATTCTGTTGCATCAAAACTTGATATGAAAGTTTGGTGGTTGGAAGAACTTGAAGGAGAAATACTTGAGTTTGCCAAATATGTCAAAAATCATTACGGTATCAAATACAACGATACTGCCAAAGCACATCTAAAAAGGATTGGCAAAACATCTCAAACACTGAGAATGACATCTGCTATGGCTTTAGGTGTTCTTGAAGATCTTCACAAGTATGAAGATAAGTAATTTCATTAAAGAAGCAGTCAAAGATCTTCTATCTGATGCTTGGATTTATGTAGTTACTATAAGTATTATTACAATAACCTTATTAATATTTAATACTGGAATTTAAATGAAATATGAATTTGAAGACTATAGAAATAAAGATCCATATGATCCTCCAAGGTGGAGTCAATGGCAACCAGATAATCCTTTAAAATATCTATTAACAATTGTATTCTTCCTAATAGGCCTTCCATTTTTATTTGGATATTTGCTAACACCTTTGGGTACTGTGATGCAATTATTGTTTATAGATTGGTGGTTATACTTAAAAGAACAAGCAGGAAAGATCAATAAAGACGATTATAGGTAGTAAATACAGATATCTATATAAATATAACATACAACCGAGCAGTATATGAATAAAAAACAAACATACATTATAGGTGATATTACACCTACTAAAAAAATAACCAAGCCAAAGCAGAAGAAAAAACCTGCAAAGAAGAATAACAAGCCAGTGAGCAACAATCAGTCGACTCCAATAAACACAGCATTTGCAGATGCATTTGCTAAATTAGGTGTTAGCTCAAAAGATTTTCAAAAGAAATAATTATTTTTTTAATTAGAATCAGATTTTGACATGTTGGCAAGTTCTTTTATTTCAACTTCAACTTTTGATCTAGATCCGTGTCCGCCACACTCAATTACACATCTTTTGATATAAAATTCGTGTTCAGTATCCCAAGATTGTTGTAAAATTTTTGAATAGTATTCGTGTTGCAATATTTCGTCAATTGAATATTTAGATAAGTCGTTCCAATTTTTACCATATTTGTTTTCTAAATCAAATAGTTTTTGTCTGCCCTTTTGAACATTATCAGTTCTAATATTATCCTTGTGCATATCTCCAAACCAACAACAAGGCCATAACCTCATATCATGTGAAATATACACACGTTTTTCGTGAAGCAGTCTACAACTGATATCTGTAAACTTTGTGTCTTTTATATGATCTATTTTTTGTGTGATGTTGTATTTTGCCTGTGAATGCTTATGCAATATTTGTTTTTTAGTAGACGTTACTGTATTTTGTTTTTCTATAATTTTTCCATCTTCTTTTTTCTTAGCAACAGACTTCCAAGATTTTTTAGATTGATTTCTTGCTGATCTTCTTACATGAAAATCAAATCCAATATCTTTTGCATGTTGTTTTGCTCTATCAATATCATTGCCGTTATGATCAAATTCAATGTATTGCCATACTCCTCGTCCACCACCTCGTGAATATGCAGTTATGTTTTTTACTAATTTTTTCCAATTAACATTAACACGGTACAAGTGATTGGTATTTTCGTAGCCATCTATGTTAAATTTTACACACAGTCGCATGGTATGTTCTGAACTTAATTTAGATAGTCTATTCCAGAATGCTTCTGTTTGCATACCACCGTTGGTATCAATAACAATAGGACCACAATCATTTTCTAAAAAATATTTACAGATGTCGTATAGATCTCTATTCATTCCAGGGTCACCATATACACCACTAAATCCAAATTCTTTTCCTTTGATTGCTTCCGGTGGAAAAATCTTCTTAATGTAGTCAATAGAAATATCAAGCATATCTAGTCCTGGGTGTGTATCACCATGGATAGTTCTAGAACAACCAGGACATCTAGCATTACACTTTGATGTTAGTTCCAGTTCGTAGAATACTATGTTTTTAAGTTTCATTTTTAAAAGTGTATCTTTCTTTTATTATATTATACAGTTCTGGAACAGATTTTTCAAGACTTTGTTTTCTTATTTCATCTTTTAATTTAGTATCTCTTACAAAATATGGCCACCACTCATCTGCATATTTTTGGTCGTTAACTTTCAATGCTTTTATAATATTACTTATTAGTAATTTTTTTTTAAAACTAAATGTGTGTTGTTGTCTTAATTCTTCAAATTTTTTAAGTGCAACAGATTTAACATCTTGGGTTAATAATCGTATGTTGTGATAGTCTGGCCTAAAAACAATATCAATGGTATTCCAATCAACATTGTTTTTTTCAAGCCAAATTATCAGTGTCGGTAAGTTTAAAATGTTTAACACTTGAGCAGTCATGTGACACATTAAAGAAAGATTTTCTTTTGAATATTTTTGAAAAATTTTAATATTTTTTACAAGTTTGTCCCAAGAGCCTTTATATCTGATATACTCATATGTATCTTTGTAACCGTCGATAGAAACAATCAATTGTGTTTTTTTGAATTTATTTAATCTTTCTATCAATTTTGGATTTATCTGCTGTCCGTTTGTGGTAACAGTTAAATCTATGTTTTTGGCAAAATCATTATCAATACAATAATCTAGTATATCTATAAAAGTTTTATTAATAGATGGTTCTCCACCTGACACATCTATATATGTAATGTTAGGCAATATATCGTAAATTTGTTTTAAAAAGTTCTTGTTTGCCCACCAATCTTTTTGTTTTTTTAAATCATCAAAATACTCCTCTTTATGATGCCAATATGGCTTTTCTGAGCTACCATACTTTTTGCTGAAATACAAATTACTATTTTCTATATCTTCTTTTTCAATAACTGAACTAGAAAACGAGTGACACATTCTACAGCCAAGGTTACATAAATTAGTAAGTTGCAAGGACAAGGTGTTGGTATTGTGTTTCATTGGAATAAACTTTTTGTTTTGCCAATCCTGAAAAAGTTGTTGTTCAAGTCTTTTTGATATCCGTTTTTGTGCTTCTTCGTTCCAACAAGCATTACAGGCAGGATTTTTTACACCTTTTACTAAATCATTTTTTAGTTGTGCTAATTCTTTTGAATTCAGATAATCATCTATGTTGTGATGTGGAATTTGATATTCTTTTTGTTGATGAAGATCGGCTTTACAACAAGGATTCATTAGGCCAGTTCCACCTATCCAAACAGATGTAAACGGTAAATGACAGAATGTTTTGATATCTAACTCCATGAATTTTCCTCTTGACTAATGCGTCACTATACTTTATTATAGTATTTATTGAATGTAAAGGATAGGCGATTATGAAAGATCCAAAAGTAGTTGAATTGGTTAAACAGTTAAAACAAAATTTAAACACAATCAATTCAGTATATCAAAAATTAGATGCTCATAGTGTTTGGGTTGACCTGCAGAAAAAAGACAAAGGCACAGGTTGGGAAATAAGACACTTAGAGCAGAAAGTTAAATACTAATAATATATAACCAAGGAGGGTTATGGCAAAAATGAGAACTTACACGTTCTACGATGGAGAAGAAACAAAAACCATAGACGCACTAGGATATAGAAGAGCAGTGAAGTCTTTCCAAGGCAATACTAAAAGCAAAATGGTACGTGTTGAATGGGAAGCAAAAAAAGGTGGTGTTTATGAAAAACAACAAGAACTACCAATGGGTAGGAGTAAAAAGTTAGGAAGATAAAATAAATGACACAAGTAAACATATTATGGGCATCAATGTTTGGCACAGCAGAAGATGTAGCCAACGATGTATTTGAAAGTACATCAAAAGAATTAGGTGCTGATATTGAGATAAGCGAAATGAACGATGTTGATATTGATACATTTAAAACGATGAAAAATGTATTATTTGTATCCAGTACTACAGGGCAAGGCGATATTCCTTCTAATGGCGAAGAATTTTTTGATAAACTATCAGAAACTGACATAGATCTCAGCAACATTAATTATGGTATTTGTGGGTTAGGAGACAGTTCGCACACTTATTTTTGTGGAGGTCCTAAGAAAATTGACAAACGTATGGAAGAGCTTGGAGCAACTAGAATAGTTGACACACTTGAATGTGATGGTGACGATGAAGGTGCAAGAGAGTATTCAATTGATACAATAAAAAAACTAATAGGAAACTAAAATGGCATTAACAATTAATCAAGAAGAAAAAGCAAAACTTATTAGATTGTTTGATGAAGGCACACAAGTATTGCAAGAGTCAGATGATTTAAGAGCAGGCCTAAGAGATACAGTAAAACATATTGCAGAAGAACTTGATATTAAACCTACTGTACTAAACAAAGCAATTAAGATTGCATACAAAAACAGTCTATCAGAAGAGCGAGATGCATTTGATGATATTGAGATGATACTTGATACAATCAAACGTGGCAGTGCTCATAAAGAAGAGTAGTATGTGGGGTCCTTGGATGCAGATACATTCAACCAAAGACCAAATAGAAAAATGGGAAAAAATTCCACATCATATTTTTTGGATTAAGATTGCTGTAATACTAGCAATGACAGGATTAATAGGAGTATTACTTATGGTAATAAATATTTAATATGCATACAAACTTTTATAAAGATCCTGATATTTGTTTTGATATTAACAAACTACAATCAGCATTAAAAGAAGTAGACACTAGGGTAGCAAGACAATCGCCACTTGGTGAAAGAGACATCAACGCAATCTGTCTTACACAGGTACCAGGAGATCCAAACTCAATCACAGGCGGAAATGTTAGAGGATTATTTTGGACAAGACCTGATCATACAGGTCAAGAAGTAACTAGAGAAGCACCAATAGACGAAACGCAATACTCTGAATTTGTCAAACTGTTTGAGGACACTTACTTCAACGAAGTATACACTACACTGACATCAAAATATAAACTAGGTAGGATTAGACTGTTATGGAAACTGCCAAGAACAACATTGAGTTGGCATAGAGATCCAGAACCAAGATTACATATTCCAATTGTTACCAACCCCGGAGCTCGTATGTGTATTGATACAGAAGTTAGACACATGCCAGCAGACGGATCAGTTTGGATTACAGACAACACACGATATCATAATGCATTTAATGGTGGTGAAGAAGATAGAGTGCATCTAGTTGCTACAGTATTAGACACCACACCAATACATCCATGATGTTTTCTTTTGACAGTGTCATACAAAAAATAAAAGATGCTGAAGTACAGCACAATCCGTGGCCGCATATTTGCATAGAACAATTCTTCAGCGAAAGTGAATCAACACGTATACATAAAATATTAAAAGAAAAAGCACCATGGCAACAAGAAAGCCAGGCGGTTCGTTTAAGCACTGATCCACAAAAAGAAATAGATACTATATTTGATATATTTAAAAAGCCAATTTTTCTTACAGAAATACTAAAAAAGTTTAATTTAGTTTTACCTTCTATTCATATGTCCGCTTGGGGACATTCGTGGCATCAGCAAGGAGCAAAGCAATCTCCACACACAGATATGCACTTGTTAGATAACAAAGACAATAAGCAATACAACAGTCTTTTTACTCAACAGATATATTTTCCAGATAGTGGCCATAATACAAACAATATTGAAGACTCTGGAATTTGGTTGATAAAAGAAATTTGCGATGATACAGGTTGTAGATTTGAAAGAACAAAACAAATTAAATGTAAACCAGGAACTTATTTTTGCTATCCAAATTCTTTAGATACATATCATGAAGTTCCAGAACAAACAGAAAACTTTGATAGAATCAGTGCGTTATCACGTACACTACTAAACTACAAATAATCTTGACAAAATCTTAAAAGAAAGTAATATATAACTACATGTTTGAAAAAATTTTAAATAAATTTGATTGGTTAAAAAAGGTTAAGTTGATAGAACTTAATGAAGTCGATACATCAGAAGATCCAGTGAGGCCAGAACTTGATAATTGGTTTAGGCAACAATATGGTAGAAAGATATATGGGCTACAAGATGGTGATGAAATAGTTGCTGTGATGTGTTTCGCATTTACAAATGAAGTCCCAGCATCAGTACAAGAATTAGATACTATGAGTAAAGTTGCACACATGGAAGCCATACACAGAGCAGGTGTGCAAGGAAAGATTGCTATTGCATACACAGTCTGGAGTCGTAAACGTGGAGGCGGACAAAAAATAGTAGAAGAAGTTTATAAGATGATTAAGAAATCAAATCATCTAACAAGGCTGGTCACACTGTCACCAATGACAGACATGGCAAGAAAGTTTCATACAAAGAACGGCGCTAAAGAGTTAAGAGTAAACAAAAGCACTGTGAACTTTGAATATGACATGGGCAAATAGCCCAGTTGCCTATTAGAATAAATATGAGTATAATATGCCAGAAGTAAAAGATAGAAAAAAAATTGAAGACAAACTAGCCAAAGAATATAGTGCTGGCTTTGTTACTGATGTGGAAAGTGAAACTTTCGAACCAGGTGTTAATGAAGAAATAGTCACAAGACTTTCAAAAATGAAAAACGAACCAGAATGGTTGTTGGACTATAGATTGAAAGCATACAGGCGTTGGACGGAAATGAAAGAACCAGATTGGTCCACCCTTGAAATTGATCCTATTGATTATCAAGGCATAAGTTACTATTCAAAACCAAAGCCAAAATTAAAGTCTATGGATGAAGTTGATCCAGAAGTACTTGCCACATTTGAAAAGTTAGGTATTCCTACATCAGAACAGGCGGCATTGGCAGGTGTGGCCGTTGATGCAGTATTTGATTCTGTGTCAGTAGCAACAACATATCACAAAGAACTATTAGAAAAAGGAATTATATTTTGTTCATTTGGAGAAGCAGTACAAAAGTATCCTGATCTAGTTAAAAAATACTTAGGTAAAGTTATTCCACGTTCAGACAATTATTTTGCTACACTTAATTCAGCAGTATTTTCAGATGGCACATTTGTTTATATTCCAAAAAACACAAGATGCCCAATGGAACTTTCAACATACTTTAGAATCAATGCATCAAACACAGGACAGTTTGAAAGAACTTTGATTGTTGCTGATGAAGGCAGTTATGTAAGTTATCTAGAAGGTTGTACAGCACCAATGCGTGACGAAAATCAATTACATGCGGCCAATGTAGAATTGATTGCTATGAAAGATGCAGAAATAAAATATTCAACAATACAGAATTGGTATCCGGGAGATCCAGAAACAGGCAAAGGTGGTATCTATAACTTTGTAACCAAGAGAGGTTTATGCCAAGGAAAAAACTCTCGTATAACTTGGACACAGTTTGAAACAGGAAGTAGATTAACATGGAAGTATCCTTCTTGTATATTAAAAGGAGATAATTCAATTGGAGAATTTTATTCAGTAGCATTGACCAATGGATATCAAATGGCAGACACAGGTACTAAAATGATACATCTTGGAAAGAATACCAAAAGTACAATTATATCAAAAGGTATCTCTGCAGGTAAATCTACTAACACATATAGAGGATTAGTACAAGTTGGCAAACGTGCAACAGGAGCCAAAAACTTTACTGCCTGTGATTCTTTAATGATGGGTAATGAATGTTCTGCTATAACTATTCCTTACATTGACAGTAAAACAAGAAAGAGTACATGTAATCATGAAGCCACAACATCTAAAATAGATGAAGAGCAATTATTTTATATGAGAGCAAGAGGTTTAAACGAAGAAGACGCAACTAACTTATTAGTATCAGGATTTTGTAAAGAAGTGTTTCAAAAACTTCCTATGGAGTTTGCTGTTGAAGCCAACAAGTTATTAGAAGTCAGTATGGAAGGTTCTGTAGGATAATGGAAATAACAGACGTTTATTCAGAAACCATAAATTTAGATAAAGACACAGTTTTAAACTATACATTGAAAACAAATGCAGTTGCTAGATTATTTTTCTATGATCGTGCCGGAGTTGACGTAAAGATTAATGTAGATTTAGAAGAGAATGCTTCTTGCGAAATGTATGGATTATTCCATAACAAAGGAAGAGACCCAAAAGTAGTTACAACAGTAACACACAAAGGCAAAAAATCAAAGTGTGACCAAGATTTTAGATTTGTTAATAAAGAATGTGAAAGTTCTTTTGAAGGAAAAATTACTATTCCAAAAGGTGTCACAGGATGTGAAAGTCATATGTTGAATAAAAATTTATTGTTAGACGATGATTCTTTTGCATTTTCAAAACCAGAACTAGACATTAAAAATGACGATACTATATGCTCACATGGTGCTACAACAGGACCATTAGATCAAGAGCAAGTATTCTATCTTCGAAGTAGGGGTATACCTGAGACAAAAGCCATTGAAATATTAGTTGAAGCATTCTATGAAGATATTAAAAATAGAATGGAACAGCCTCTAATAACTGCCCGTAGCTCAGTTGGATAGAGCGTCAGTTTGCGGAACTGAAGGCCGGTGGTTCGAATCCTCCCGGGCAGGCCAAAAACAAAGGTATTTCTTTATCTAGTTCTTGCTGTACACTATCTTCTAATTTTGAAATATATTGTTTATCATCATAGTCAATATGATCAAAACTTTTTATAAATTTATTAAAATGATCTCTTACAACACAGTCCCAAATGTTTCTTGAAATCCAATTGGCTGGCTCAAGGTCAACTAGATAAAGTTTATTGATATTTTTGTTATAGATATAGTTAGAATTATTCCAGTCGACAAAAGTGTAAACAAAACCTTTGCCCCATGGATCATTTTTAATTTTATATGAGTCATATTTTTTATAACATCTCACACCAGTGTTGTGTATTTCTTTTACTTGAGTTTTAAACCATTGTGTGAGTGTATCTATGTTTAATGAAATATGGTCATTTTCTTTTGCCAGTTGCGAAATAGTTTTACCAAACAGTTTTCTAATTTTAAAAATAACAAGATCGTTTTCTCTGTAAACATCTAATAGTTTTAAATCTCCTTGGTAGTTTTTTAAAAATAATTCAAATTGATTGTCATCTCTGCTTTGTTTAATAACTTTGTAAACAAATTGATCGTCAGAATAAACTGCTCGTTTGCTAGAATAATCATTTTTAGCAATAGGAGTTACACTGGTTTGATATACGTTTTCAACAATATCTTGCTTATAATTATTATAATTACGATTGTGCATGTATCTATTTATTTTAAAATACGTACTTTATTAATTGGTTTAAATCATCTTGCAATTCTTGTGTAATTTTTCTAACAATATCATGTCGGTATAGTTTATGATGTCTTTTCCATTCATCTGGAAATCCATTTAAAAATGATCTTAACTGATCTTTAATCAAAAGTTGCCATGTATTAACAGGAATCCAATCTATTGGCTCAAAGTCAACAAGATGCAATTTTTTAGTTTTTGAGTCAAACAATATATTCTGACCATGCCAATCACTGAATGTAAAAACAAACCCATGGTCCCATGGGTCATTACCCACTTTAAATTGTTCATATCTTTCATTACACCGAATTCCAGTGTTGTGTATTTCTATTATTTGATCTCGAAACCACGTTACTGCTTTTGGTAAACTCATTTCAAACGACAACTTCTCCTCGCCTATATTTGTTAAAGTCATACCTGGTATCTTGTTAATTTTAAAGATAGATAATTTTAAAAAGTTTGTTGAAGTACCTTGACGGTAAACATCTAAAATCTGCATACTTCCTTGATAATTTTTTAAAAACAGTTCAAATTGCTCGTGTTGTCTACTACCTAAAAAAACTTTGTAAACAAATTGATCATCTGCATACATTTCTATAGTTGCTGATTGTTCTAAACCAATTTGGGGTACTTTGCGTAAAGGAGTAACATCAGTTTTGAATACTCTGTTGATTAATTTCATTCGACGGTGGTTAAATCCACGAGGCAGTTTATTTTCAAGCATACTAATATTTATTTGCTTACTAAATACTTTTACAAGCACATAAGGATAAAACAATGAACATACAACAATTAAGAGAACAACTAAAAATAGATGAAGGAGTCAAATACGAAATTTATCTTGATCATTTAGGGTATCCTACTTTTGGGATTGGACACCTAGTTACAGAAGCAGATGAAGAACATGGAAAACCTGTAGGAACACCAATCACAGAACAAAGAGTAAATGCAGTATTTGATAGCGATGTTGCTATCTATATGAGTGAAGCAAAAAAAGTATTTCCTAATCTAACAGAATTACCTAGCGAAGCACAAGAAGTTATTGTAAATATGACATTCAACATGGGTGCTCCAAGATTAAGTAAATTTAAAAAGTTTATTGCTGGTGTGAATAACAGCGACTGGAACACAGCGGCCGTTGAAATGATGGATTCACGTTGGGCAAAACAAGTAGGAAACAGGGCTGAAAGGCTTAGAGATAGAATACAAGCACTTGCCTAAAACCTTCTTTAAATAGGGTTTTAACAGTACAAGCGTCAAACACTAATTCATACACTGTATGACGCTTGTAGACGCTTTAAAACAGGACTAAGACGCCATTATACAAGCACATTACCCGCCAAATGCGTCTAATATAAAGTTAATATCAACATTGTCTTTGTTTTTTATAATTTTAGTAATTTTACCACTTTTTCCATTGTATTTGTAGTGTGGTTTTGTAGTTTGGCATTTAACAGGTTCTTCATTGCTAAAGTCATAATGCACTTCATCATAATCTGCTGTTTGTACATAATGTCCTATACAGTTTCTACATGTTGGACAGGGCCTATTAACATGGTCATCACAGTTGCATAAATCACAAGACATTTTGTATTATTTATTTGGCCACGATAGTGGTTGACAAACACATCAACCTGTGTAATAATACACATAGTTTATGTAAGGATTAATCAAATTGACAAAATCACAAATATCAGAAGAAGATAAAGTATTAATTGAGCAATGGCTTAAAAAAAATAAACCAACGACTTGTCCACCTATGAGAAGGTCAGACCCAGATACTATTAATAAAAAGTATGGATGGGGTAGCAAGAAGAAAAAGAAAACATAAAATCTATAATATAATAGCAAAGCGAGTGTGGCGGAATGGTAGACGCAACGGACTTAAAATCCGTTATCTGTATGGATGTGTGGGTTCAACTCCCTCCACTCGCACCATTGATTGGCTTCGTAGCTCAACAGGACAGAGCAACGGTCTTCTAAACCGTAGGTTGCAGGTTCGAATCCTGCCGGAGTCGCCAATCAATTGTGGATAACAACTAATTTTTTGTATTGCAAAATTATTTTTATATGTTATAATAAAATCATAAGCAGTTAAAAATGGCAAAATTTATGAACAAAGTATACACCACAGCAGGCGTAGTCGCAGTTGCTACAGTTGTTATTACAATGCTATCTATGTTACTTTTATTTTTCTTATAAATCATAAAAAAAGGTAGGGTAAATTAATACCCTACCTATCTACTAGTAATATAAAATTATTTGTCGTCTTCGTCTTCATCATATTCGAAGTCGTCATCGTTATCTTCAAAATCGTTCTCATCTTCATCTTCATCATCGCAATCACAAGGCTCTGAGTAACAATCTTCGCACTCATCTAATTCATCTTCTGAATAATCAGCATCATAATCTTGATCTTCAAATTCATGACCCATTTCTAAAAGGTCAACTAATCTTTCGATTCTGTTCTCTAATTCGTCTATTCTATCGTTTAACTGTTCAATGATATTTCTTTCCATGTCTACTACTCCCAAAGCATTTTTGTATTAAGTCAATAGTATTTAGGCATCTATGTTCTAAGATTAAAACGCAATATATGGCTTAAACTGATGTGTTAACAAATCTTTTCTTGCATTAACAGATTACATAATGTATAATAAATACTGTTATTATGTACAGACCATTACCAGAAGGATTAACTATCAAAGAGTCAAAGGTGCAAGGCCTTGGCTTGTTTGCTACACAAGATTTCGAAGCATGGACAATACTAGGTATTGTACATGTACTAGACAAAAACTTTCCACATGGTAGTATTAGAACTGCCTTGGG